CATTATATCCAGTATTAGAAAGCACCAAATCTCCAACTTGAATATTTGAAAGTTCTTTCATACCTTGCGGTGTTTGAACTTGTGTTTTCAAGTCCAAGCAATACCCAGAACGAGTTGTCTGAGTAGCAGAGACAATGGGAACATTGAATTCCACCGCCAAACCGCGAAGTTCCTCAGCAATTGACTTGATATATGAATAAGAATTGATAGAGCTGTTTCCGCGATACCTAGAGGAAGCACAAATATTGAGGTAATCAATGAAAATAATATCAGGTCTAAATGACTTCTTAAGTGCAAGTTCATTAAGAAGTGACTTGAAGTGACCTGCATGTGCAGAAGCAGTTGGATACTCTTTAATTATAAGTGTACCTTGAGTTTTCTTTGCAAGATTGGTAACCTTATTCTCAAACATCTGCTTTGGTAGTTCTGCAATATCCTGAATGGGGACATTGAGGAGGTTGGCATCAATTCGCTCAGCAATTCGCTCCTCCGCCATTTCAAGAGTGATGTAGAGAACGTTCCTGCCTTGCAGTAAGACGGAAGCAGCAACATGGCACATAAAGAGACTTTTTCCGACACCCGTACCAGCCAGAGCGATGTTGAGAGTCTTATTAGGTAAACCACCTTTTGTGATTTTGTTGAAGAACTCCAAGTCGAATTCAATTTTATCTTCCTTTTTATGATAGGACTCATAACGTTGTTCATAGTCTAACAGATAGTCGTGTCCAATGTGAGTATCAAAAGATACAGCAAGAGCATCTGATAGAATGCTAGGAATGCTATCACGATTTTTCTTTTCATCTTTACCATCTGCAATATGGATTGATTCCATAAGAGCAAGATAGATAGCACGATCACGGCACCACTTCTCAGTAGTATTGCATAACCAGTTAAACTCCGCAGGGACATCATCAAGACATCCAATCAAATGAGTGATTTCTTTAAAGGAAGTATCATTGATATCCTGACGCTTCTCTACTTCAATACAAAGAACTTCTTTTGTAGCGGGTTCATTGTATTCTTGAATAAACTTTAGAATTTCTTCAAATACAACTTTTTGATTCGTATCCTCAAAGTATTCTGACTTGAGAAATGGAATGACTTTACGAACATACTCTTCGTTATGTAAAAGGTTACGAAGAATAAGAAACTCAACTTGTTCCATGCGGCATATCAAATACAAATGTTATTCTAGTTTCATCACCCACGTTAACAGTTCCGTGAGGCAATTTATTATTAAACCATAAAAGAGTTCCTGGTTCAACAATCACTGTGTCTGTTCCACAGAAATACTGATATCTTCCAAGAATAGAAAGATGATATCTGTCCCTTGTTAGATAATAAGTTCCTTCATCAATATGTGCCCCTACAATTTCATCAACAGGCAAAGAAAGAAAACCACAACGGTGTAATTCTCTATTTCCGAAGTGCTTGCGTATAATCTTTCTGATTTCACTGTGATGTTCGTATGCGGGAGTCTTGATACTGATTTCAGAATCTCCAACAAAATCTTCTTTACTTTTGACTCCACCTATTATAAGTTGAAGAGCACTTACAGGCAAGTCAGCAAATCCCCTATCGACTAAAGACTGGGAATCTTTAAGGTGTTTTTGGTGGTCCCAGTCTTGTGGATACTTTTTAAGTTGCTCTACAACTTTAGATACATTGATTCCAGTCTTAAGGACTTTAATCATGAACCGTAACTAAACTCTTCCCTTGCAATCTCATCAAGTTTTTCCATTACTTCAGGAGTAAAATACTCTTCAGGTTCTTTGAGAATTTGTTTAGCATAAATTTTCTTACCATCAATCTCATAGCGTCCTGCTACATTCTTCCAGAGTCCACCAATCTCACCAAGTTCCAGAAGACCATAATAACGATCAAGGCCGCGCTCATCATAATACAGACGGACTTCAACATCTTTATTCTCCTTGCTCAAACGCGATTTAGCAGTCTTAGCTTTGATAATATTGCCGACCACTTCTGTTCCATCCTTTTCTTTCTTTTTGCTGAGATAAATGATCGTACTTGCTGCGTATTTGAGTCCAGAACCTCCTCCCATTTCTTTAGTTGGTACGTAAGCTCCGATGACATCGTATGTATGATTTGTGACAATGAGCGGGACATTTGCTTGACCTAGTTTAAGAGTTAACATTCGGAATGCACCTTTAACCAGTTGTGATTTAGTCATATCACGAACTTGCTTGTCGTTCAGTGCATCAGTAATTTCTTTCTCGGTGGAAAGCATACCAAGAGAGTCTAACACAAACATACAAGGTTTGCGTTCTTCTACAGGTTTTTTTAAGTAAAGGTCTACTGCTTTGAGTGCCTTTGTACGAAACTCCTCAATAGTAACAACGTTAACAACAACCAAACGAGAAGTATCAATTCCACGGGATTCTACAAGTGATTTGGTAATAGCGGCTTCAGTATCAAAGTAGAGACAATAACCATCGGGGTTAGTATCAAGAAAATTCTTAACCACAGCGAGAGAAAAGAAAGTCTTTCCAGTACTAGACTCTCCAGCAATAGCAGTAATTTTATTCCCAGATACACCACCAAATATGCTACCTGAAACCAGTGCATTAAAAATGTATGAACCCGTATCAACATAAGTTTCAGTCTCATCAATGTCGGATGCTAACTTAGTAAAGTCATCACCGATTTCTTTCACAATATCTTTAAGAAAATCCATCACGCAATCATCCCGTATTCTTCACGAAGTATTTTTTTATAAGGCAAACCTTGTTCTTTAAGTTCTTTAACTAGTTTTAGTTTATGATACAAAGCAGCATCTCCACCAAAACCAAGTGCTTTTACAATTGTTTCAAGTTCTCTATCATTAATAGGTAAATCCATTAGGCAAAAAATAGTTCAAGGTTTACAGTTTTTTCTACGTTCCACCCAATAGCATCAAGAATAATCTTGAGTGGTTCTAGAAATGCTTTCTCAAATTGTAGTTCATAGTCTATGTATTTGTCAAGATTAAGTTCCTTTGGAAAATCTTGAATGAATGAGATCACATTTTCGTGAATAATATTCGGTTTTTTCAGATAGACAAATTTAATCTTTTCCCCATTTTGTATAAGAGAATATTTACCTATCAATTTTTTCTGTTTAATATAATGATTAAACAACAATGCCCCACGAACGTGAATAGGAGTTCCTTTTATATAAATGTCAGATGAAGATGAATATTTTTGCACATCAGATGCAGAGCGAGGGAATGATATTTCTTCTGGTGATAACTTTTTAAATTTTTCTCTACAAGCATCAATAAACTTAATCATATCATCTTCACTACCACTCATCATAATGTTGAATGATTCTTTCAACAATTTGCGACAAGGAGCGGGAGTAGAAGATTTGATTGCTTCAATACCCTTAATCTTAAGTTTAGGTTCCTCATAACGAACACCTTCACTATCCCATACACTCAGAATGTATCTCTTCTTTGCAGTCCAGATACCACGTTCTGCAATACACTCACGTTTCATAAACATCTTTTGGTCATAGGCATTCACATAGTCAGCCAATTCTTGGTAAGAACTTTCAATATACTTTTCAAATTCCACATCACAGACCTTATCAAGGAACGAAACAACGCTTTGAGTAGTTTTCTCTCTGCCTTTGAATACACTTTCAACCAGAGGACCCATATTGATATACAAAGAATCAGTATCAGATGCAATGACATAATCTTCACCTTCAGTTTTAAGAACTTTATTTAAATAAGAATTCATCTTATTCATAATCCACTGAATTGATACTTGACCAGAAAAAGTAATCGCTTCAGCATTTGCTAGTTTATAATATCGGAAATATTGATTGCCGATAGCACCATAAGCAGAGTTGAGTTGAATCTTCCTCGCCATTTGGATGTTGTTACACCGAGCAATCTCTTTAATTAGTTGCTTATTTTTTGTCTTTTCATATTCTTGCTCTGCAACAAGCATTTTCTTTTTGAAGATTACACGTTCATTGTAAATCTTTTCCATCAACTCAGGAAGAAATCCACGAACATCTTTGCGATACATTGCACCATTTGCACACACTGCATAATCCTTATACATTTCGAATGTAAGTTCCTTGTTCAGGATCTTATCAACATTAACCGTTGGATGTCTTTCTTCAAGTAATGTTTCTGGGGAAATGTTGTACTGCATAATGAGATGAGGGTAAAGGCTATTAAGGTCAAAGCTGACCACCCAATCATATAGCCCAGGAATCGGTTCTTTAACATACGCCCCCGCGTACTTTTCGTCCTTTGATGATTTATTCTTTTGGGGAATTACAATATTTCTTTTCTTAAGATATGTGTAAATAATGTTATCCCACATTCTCACCTGATAAAAAACATCAGCATAATTTACCTTAGCATCATAAGCCATGGTAAGAGCAAGTTCAATCAATTTCATCTTATCTTCCAAACGGTCAACAAGTTCTACGTCAATGATGTTGTACTCAATAAATTTTTGCCAACCTTGCGTATAAAAGTCTTTGAATGTATCAAACTCTGAGTGGTCTAATTTTTTCTGACCAAGTTCCACTTCAGCAATATAGTCTAGACGATAAGATTCCTGTGCTTTATAAGTGAACTTCTTATAAAGATCAAGATAATCAAGTTGGGTTAATCCACCAACATCAAATGTCGTGTGCTTGCGACCATTGATGAATACTTCACCTTCAGTTACAAGTCCCCAGTTAGAGAAACGTTTCATTAGTTTCTCACCAAGAACACGATTCAAACGCTTACAAATATAAGGAATATCATACAATTGAATGTTCCAACCAGTAATTACATCAGGAACATCAACCATCCAATAGTTGATAAAGTGATTCAAAAGCTCATATTCAGTTGGACAATGGTGATAAGTTAAATCACTACGATTATGTTTGAATGGTTTAACCCCCCAAGTAATAATCTTTTTAGTTGTATAATCCTGAATTGTGATCGACAAAATTTCTTCAGAACAAGATTCAACATCAGGGAAACCTTGTTCTGAAGCAACCTCAATATCCAGGGTTACAAGTTTGATTCTACTAATGTCAAACTTAATTTCATCCTCTGGATATTTTTCCGAAATGTATTGGCAAATATATCGATCATTACCATAGATTTCAAATCCATCTACTCCTTCATACTTACTATAGAACTCACGACAGTCTCTTACTGTTCCAGGATTAATTGGTTCAACACATTCACCACTTAATGTTCTGTATTTGGATTCTTTTTTAGTTTTTACATAAAGAGTCGGGAAAAACTCATCTCTTGTCTCAAATCTTTTACCATTATCTACTCCACGAACCAAAAATTGATTTCCAATCAATTGAACATTAGTGTAAAATCTCATTCTTTAATTAAGTCCTCATATTTTTCAAGAAGTGTCGGAGTTGGATTTGCAAGAGTTAAAATCTTGTCCGAACTCATCATAAAAGTGTTTTCCTTTGTATATTCACAAAGAAATGGTTCAAGTGTCTGATTGCTTCTTACTACAAATGGATTGATGAGTTTGCAATCAGGTTCTCCAATATCAGCACCAACTTCTTCAATCTGAGTTATCAGAATTAGATTGTTCAGCAGTGCTAGAATTTTGATTGTTTTCTGTTCCACGAGATAACACGTCCTCCACGTACATTTCAGAAAGTTTTACAATAGGTTCTACAATAGTTACCACCCAGTCAGCAGCAACAGGAATAACTTGGTCTTTTGATAGCGGCATCCAAGGATAAAGAGAAACTTGATATGCTGCTTTCTTTTGTTCCTCAGTGCTTTCTTCAGCAAGAAGACTTGGATCTCTCATTTTAACTAGACAAGGTTTGTTAAGAAAATATCCAACCACTCTACGGTCTTCATCTTCTCCGATAACCATTTCTTTTATATCTGAAATAATATCTTCTCCAGACTTCAAAAGTAAAAGTTTAATCGTCATTTGTACTCCATACCTCCATTCATTTTAGCAAGAAAAAAGAGGGGAGTCAACCTGGATTTTGCCAGGGTCCCCTCGCGCCGACGATATTCAATTGTATTTATTCTCCACCGTTTCCGCCGCCGTTACCATTTCCACCATCTCCATCACCATTTCCACCAGCACTTGAGGGAGATCTTTTTGCATATGCTTTTCCTTTTGGGAGTCCCAAATGCGGTTTTGCCATTTTATATCCAATGACTTTTAACTCTTCAAGATACTGGAGAAAGGTTTTCATTTTTTATTTTTATTTAGAGATAATCTTTTCGTTTATGATGGTCTGGAACAATTCGCCCAAGAGTGACAGTCAAAAGCCCATCCTCAAAATCAACTGATCTAACTTCCGTGTCGTCAGAGAGTGTCCAGGAACGTGTAAATGACCGTTGAGCCAAACCCTTGTGGACATACCTGGTGTCAGTTTCTTTATCTTCTTTCTGACCCTCAATAAAGAGTTTACCATCTTGAGTGTAAACATAGACTTCTTTCTTTTTAAATCCAGCAAGTGCAAGTTCTAGTCGGGACTCCACATTGCTAACTTGAACCAAGTTATATGGTGGATAGTTAGAAGTCGTTTCGTGAATCGTAAATAAACGATCAAAATATTCATCCAGTCCTATGCTATTGCGGGTAATCTTATCCATCAGCGTAGGAAGATCCGCAGCAGTGTAACGTGCAAGGTTAGTCATTATGGTAGCTCCTTTAAAAGCGAGTTTGTGTTGTGTGGACCCTTACGGCATCCAATACTAATTATACAAGAAACGAAAAAAAGAGGAAGGGTAAAAACCCAACCTCTTTTTAGGGTGTTCCGACTTTTGTAGAGACCGCACGAAAGGTCTCAGTCTTATTTATTCAGCGTCTGCTGCTTTTCCTTTTTTACCAATATTATACTTTTGCTCCAGAATCCAGTCGTTCTTGTCCTTATATGCAAGAACTTTGATTTGGTTTAGAGGTGCAATATCAGTTACAGCACTTTCTTTTACAACTGTAATCAGTCCCCAGTCGGCAAGCAAACGAACAATGCGGTTGCGACGTTGCACATCATTTACAGTAAGATTGGCGTGTTTGCCATCAAGAGCAAACAGTTCCTTAAAGTGAACGATGTAGTATCTGCCCTGTTTATGTAGAATATGGCAGGACTGATAAAGTTTTTTCTCCTTTCTAGATGCAACTCCAATGCGGGTTAAAGTCTCACGGACTTTAAGGAAGTCATCAGGTTCATTAAGAAGTACCTCTACCATTTGGTCTTGAGACCATTCAACAGTAGGTTCTACCGTAGTAGTCATTTTGATCCTCCAATATCAAGTCGTTGTTTAATAAAATTTATTTGTTCTTGTGTCAGGATTTTCAGTGCTTGGGATGCTTTTTCATTACTATAACCATAGTAAGATTTAATACATTCTAAGTCTGTGACTTTATCCTTGCGGAGCCAGGGAGAAAATCTCTTCCGTTTCCTCAGACTATTTAGGTAAAATGAATATTGTAGATCTTTGTCAAGATGATGATTCATATTCATTTCGTTTGCATACATTACACAATCAATATGTCCGGACAGGCAACGATTGATAATATATGGGGGATATGATTTAATTCCCTCAGATAAATCTTCTTTTGTAGAATTAATTGAGTTCAACCAGTCTTTAAGTTCGTATGTCATCGTATAATTTGAATTTCCTCATCATCAGTCCAAAGTTCAACCTTATTTCTGAATCTATTTTCTTCTTTTAATTTTTCATAACGCTTAGATGCCTTTTTCTTCCACCAAGCAATTATATTTTCCAGATAAAATTTATCCCAATTAGGACCACGAAGAAGTTTATCTTGTTCTCCAAGAATTACTTCACGAACATTTGAGTACCCATACTCACAAATGTAGAATCTCTTTTTTTGAGTTAAGTTAAATGCTGCATTAATAACTTCATTAAAAATAAAAAGTTTATCTTGGTCTTTAAGAGAATTTTTAATGATTGAAATCATTTTTGTTTGTCTCTTCATCTTTTTAGAAGATGCTTTCTTATCAGTTAGGGGTTGATTATTGTTCAGTACTGTAAAACGATCGTGAAGTTTATGAAATGCTTCGTCGTGAAGTAGAGGAAGAAACTTACTTTCTGTTAGTCCTTTGTAACGCATATAAGGTTTGAGTCCATCATATTGCGATGCATCTGTGGTAGAACCATAAAGTGAGGTGGTCTCAAAGAGTGCAATATCCTTCTCAAACACTTCATTCAGCGTCTCACGAGCAAAATGAGAACAACATAAAAGTGCCAAGAGTTTACCACCCAAGTAATTGTAACCGAATGGTTGAGATGGAACAATCACAAAACCCATAGCTGCATGACGATTAAAAATAGAAAGATCAGGTGCTTTTCCTAACCATTCATTTCTAGGTTTTGAGTTAATCGTAGGAGATCCAAAACGAATAAATCCAAGAACTTTTTTTGTATTCTTTTCAAATATCATCCAACGAAGTTCTCTTCCAGGAATATTACTTTCGTTGTTATGAGATGATACTACTTGTAAAAGAGTATTGTAATGTTCTTGCGGTAATGCTTTCTGAAAACGTTCACCTACAAACTTAATATCAAATTCCATATCCTCAGGATGAAGGTCTTCATTAAAAAACTCATCGTGAAGAGGAGCAAGAGTGTTTGTAGTTTTGATAACTTCTCTTTTTACAAAACGCAGATAATCTTCAATATTTCCCATTTGAGAAAAATATTTAATAAATTCATCCGCAGCCCATTGAGCGTCTTGTTCAGAAATAATCATTCAAACTGGCTCACTCTATTTGTTTTAGAACGTGGTACTTCATAAGGTACAACACAAGTCACAGAAATTGCAGTTGATTTTGTTGCCTTTGCCATTTCACGATAACCTAGTCCAACATAAATTTGCCCACCAACCACAGCAACTGCCATAGCACCCCAGAAAATATAATACCACTTTGCTTTTACTTGATGTTCTTTATTCATTTGAACTCACACTCCACCATAATTTCAGTAAGGGCGGCAAGAAGATTTATTTCTTGGTCAGCAACGAACGCACATTGGTATTGATACTTAGCAAGAATAAGAACGGCAGCAGGGATAGTTGCGGGTGAAAGACTATCATAAGCGGCGTCATAAACCCTGCGAAGTAGACTAGAAGCGTCGTTATCCAAGTTCCCGACCACCCACTTTCTGACTTCAGTAAAATTTTTATCTTTAAGATGCTTGATAAGATCATTGGTTTTTACATCACTAAAAGTTGCAAGAATACCAGAGTTAATTTCTCCACCAGAGGAATAACGTTGACATTCATTTAGAACTCTGCGCCAGTCTGGGAAGTGTTTGTTGATAAGTTCTGCAATAACTTTGAGATCATATTTAATGTTTTCCGTATCCAGGATACTTTGCAGACGACTAAGGAAAGATACTGCCAGTTGGGCTTTTTCTTTTCCTTTGATAGAAAAATCAATAACGGCACATCGAGAATGAAGTGGTTCGATGATTTTGTTTTTGTAGTTGCAAGTGAAGATAAATCGGCAGTTGTTAGCAAATTCCTCAATAGACGCCCGTAGGAGGAGTTGTACGTCTGAGGTTGTGTTATCTGCCTCATCAATAATGATGACTTTGTGTTTAGCAGTTGACGAAAGCGATACGGTCGAAGCAAAGTTTTTCGCATTGTTTCGGACAGTATCGAGGAATCTACCTTCGTCGGATCCATTGATGACATAAACATCTACTCCAAGTTCATTGCAGAGTGCCTTTGCTACAGTAGTCTTGCCACATCCAGCAGGACCAGCAAGAAGAAGATTAGGAACCTCTCCTTTATCTAAGAAGTCTTTAAAGGTTTTTTTAGTTGCATCTGGAAGGATGCAATCTTCAATAGTTTTGGGACGGTATTTTTCGACCCAGAGAAATTCATCACGACTCATAATTTATACCCAATCAGGTTTACGTTCTGGCATACGAAGATAGTTATTTGCTACCCAAGGTTTGGATGCAATGTACATCTTATAAGCAGTAAAAGTGTCAATATTCGTGTCAAATTTATACTCATCTGGCATAGCACGAGCGAATGGAGTTACCTCTGTTAGTTTACCTTTTGGAAAAAGATAGTATGCTTCTATCAAAGTATTTTGGCACGAATGCGTTTTATTATAACGCAAAGTATATTCGTCGCACAAGTTCAGTCCCCATTTAATCAACCAATAAGCATTGTCTATTGATTTTGCTGCCCACTGAGTACAGGGGTGATTACGAAAAGCACCCTTTTCAGTTTTGTATGGAGCGCCATCTGCCTTAGGGAGAGTTCCGTACCCGTGTCCCCACTTCTCTGATGCCACAATAGAGAGCATTTGGCACGCCTCTAAAGGCATTTTACATATGTGCTTATCCGGAAGTACGATTGCACTTTCTGCAGGCCACGGGGATGTAACAAATATATTCAAAGTTAGTTCCTCAAAGTTTTATAATAATTTAAAAGTAGTTCTAACTCTTCAACTGTAGCATCTCTTTTTAAGATGTTTGCTCTCCTACTGACAACTGTAACATTTCCTTTTATATAACCTTTGGAACTGTCAATTCTATCAACACTAGGAGCAGACATCCAAGTTTGCTTATCCTCTCTTTTTAATTCAAATCCAAATACGGGACATTTTTCTGGAATTATAATATCTTCCAATTCAATAGAAAACTCTCTTCCAGTTCTTTTGCATCTCGATTTGATGTTTTTGTAGAGAAGTTTAGCAGCATCAACTTTCCAATCTCTGTTTAATTTTTCAGTTTGTCTTATCTTTGTAGAACATTTTTTACAAATGTCTTTTGTTCCAGAATTAACATTCCATTTTTCAATTAAACTAAACTTATTAAGATTTAGTGATTGATTACACTCTTCACAAACTTTGTATCTGTTTGGATTTTCTTCTCTATTCTTCATACCAAATTCTCTTGCATTATATACATTCATACATTTGCAAGAGCAAAACTTTTTTTGTCTTTTACCAAGAATAGAATTACATTCCAAACAATACATTTGCTTGTTTTCTAACTACATAACTATTTATAAAAAAGAATACTTACAGATGTATTAATACATAAAATCTGTTACTTTTACTCTTTTAACCAATCCATATTTTTCAATAAACCAATCAATAATTATTTGGAAATAACTTTTATTTACTGAAGGAATATTTTTAATATGAAGTGGTTTTTCGGTTGATAATCCCATTAAAGAAATACAGTTATCAATATCATAACAATAAATTTTTTGCCTCCCATAAAATTCAATATTTAAGTAATCCCGTATAAACTTTACAGGAATTTTATTATCAATTTGTTGAGGAACAAAAGAAGAATCCCAAGATAAGCAACAAGATTTAAAATAATTCATTCTATCAACCAAAAGTAGAATCAGGTTCCAGAGCAATATAATACACCAGATCGTGATTTTTGGAAGTAAATCGTGACAAAAGTTTTGAAGAAACAACTACTTCATAAGTTCCAGGAAGAACTTTAATATTTTCTACTTTAAAGTTGAAAACGAAGTTAGTATCAGTTTCACCAACAACAACAGCAAAGTCATTGGAGGTTTCATTCTTCTTATCACGAACCACCAGTTTTACTACACCCGCTTCACCAACAGCAGAAATATCAGGAAGTTGATAAACAGCAGCTGCTTTCAGAAGTTTATCAAGTTGTTCAGTGCTCACCTCAAAACACACATCTTCACTGGGAAGATTGATTGCTTTATCAGGAGGAGTGATGATAACAGCGGGATCTGCAAAGAAATACTTAGAACGAGACTTACCTTCTTTGATGACAACATATCCATCATTCTGAAAATCAAGTTCAGGACTTTGATACAAACCAAGACCATTAAGGAACTGGTTTAGATCATAGATACCAAAATCTTTGGGGAGATCTTCGGTTACAGTTGCTTCTGCAAGGATATTCTTCATTACAGAGATAGTGCGAAGTTTGCTACCTTGCTTGAAGAGAATAGATTGGTTAATAGAAGAAAAGTTCTTCAGTACAGAGAGAGTTTTATCAGAGAGTTTCATAATCAATAGGGATAATCGCTAACGTTATTTTTGTGAAGACCAGCAAAGTGATAGAGAAGAACGCAATAATGAATTGCTTTCAAAATATCCTGTTTAGATTTTCCGTTCTTTTTACCAAAACGAGAAAGATATTTGATTGCATTACTACGACAGAATGGTTCACTATCACCAATACTTTCAATCAAATCAAGGGTTTGAGTTTTGGATTCCTGAGAAGTATAGTGAGAATGATAAGTACTAGAAAGATACTGTTCAATTTCTTTTAGGGTTTTATCTTCCTCATATTTCCAAAATCCATTTTTGTTTGTATCTTCAGGCATTTCAAGATTAAAAGTCGAATTAAGTGTAATGTGGTCGTCACCAAGACCACCAGGAAGTCCAGACCCAGTAAAAACAATTGTATCTGGAGAATAAAAAGGATTTCCAGTTAAACTAATACCATCTTCTTCCCAGAAGTCTTGATTGTATTTTACAGAGTCTGCGGCAGGAACTGCAGAAAATCCTTCTGGAAGAAGACTTTCATAAGTGCTCTCAAAGTTTTCAGACATTGTGTTTCATAGTAAAGGTACAAAAGAGAAGGCACATTGACCTTCTCATATTCTATCAATTTGTTTGCTGTTCGTCAACAGGAAGTTGAAAATCAGCATCTACTTTATCATAGAGTTCCAGGAAGGACTGCTTGGTCTCATCATCAAAGCGGTTCACGCACACTTGGATTGCTTTTGCCTTATCTTGGAAGATGCTGTAGGCACGGATGATGTGAACCAGACGGCGGGTGCTGATGATTTCCTCAATACCACCATCATAGAAGGTCTTGCGGATAATGTCTGCCCAGTCCACCAGACGCTTGCAGAAGTCACGGTCTTCCACACCCAAGTCCAGAGCGATACCTTCCAGAATCTTCTGTTCAGTTGCAGGGGCAGGATAGGACTGCTCAAAGGTCACAGGGAAACGCTCCAGGAATGCTTCATTGAGGACATTGGTGCCGATGAAGCGGCCGTCATCACTACCCTTACCCTTGGTGTTAGCGGTAGCAATCACATTGAAACCAGCGGCAGGTTTCACGAAACGACCAATCTTTTTCAGAAAGACACCTTTGCCTTCAAGGACGGATTGTAGACAAAGGATTTTGTTACTAGCGAGGTCGATTTCGTCCAGGAGTAGCACAGCACCTCGTTCAAGTGCTTCGATGACTGGCCCGTTGTGCCAAGCAGTTTCGCCATTAACAAGACGGAATCCACCAATCAAGTCATCTTCGTCAGTTTCAATAGTGATATTCACACGAATCAGTTCACGCTTCAGTTGAGAACACGCTTGTTCCACACTGAAAGTTTTACCGTTACCAGAGAGACCTGTAATGAACGTAGGATAAAAGAAACCAGATTGAATAATTTTTTTAATATCGTTAAAATTACCAAACTTGACGAAGGTATCATCTTTTTCAGGAATAAGGTTTTGATGCACTTCGGGGAGAACAGAAACATTATTGAAAGAACGTTCAATTTCCTGAACACGTTCCTGAGTCACTTCAAGATTCCACTTTCCACGACCAATTTTAAACTGCTCAAGACGTTTGGTAACAGTTTGATAAGCAATAGACCTTGAAGCACAGTAACCGCGAACATCAGCAGCAGTAAATTCTGTACCAAAAGTACTCTTAAGATCGTTAAGAATTTGATCGTCGGTCATTTGAATGCGGGGCATAATGTGGTTGTTTTGTTTCAACTGAAGTCATTATAAAACAAAAAAAGGGTCTCAAGGACCCCCAGTGGTCAGTTAGCCAACTGGTTTCGAAGTGTTTCGAGATATTCCTTGCTACCACAATGACCTTTATATCCGGGATAGTACCTTTCAACCATAGCAGGAACACCCATTGCGGTAATAGAACTACCACACTTTACCCAAACTTCTTTGGTATCATATTTAACAACGTGTTCAAGTGGGAATTTAGATTTCATAATTATTTTGTTGATTTATATCCATGACGTTTAGCATAATCCATATAAGATTCGCCAGGTTTCAATTTTTTAGGATCTTCCTTTGGTTTAGATGCCCCTTCTTGATCTTCACGAGCACGAAGTTTTGGTCCTCTTCCGGGCATTTTTTTATCTTGTTCTGGATCTGGATGCCACCAGTCACCTGCCTCTTTTAACTTTTTTTGTTCTTTCTCTTTTTTCAACCAACCACTTTGCATCACCCCAGATAATGGAATTTTTACGGTTGGTTTATCATCTGGACCACCACCATAATCTCTGCCTTTATAATCAGTTCCACGGTGAGGACGACCCGTGGACCGATCATATGCTTCATTTATGAATTGCTGATAGGTCTTCATATTAACAGATACTTTTTAGGTATTTAGGCAACAAGAGAAATGAACTCACCAAGAATTTTTTTATTCAATTTTTTAGTTTTAAGTGACTTTACAAAAGCAGATTTAATTTGAGACTTGGTGGCATCCTCAGCAACTTCAAATTCAGCATCCTGAGACAGAGTAGAAGAAGAAAGTCCAAAGTAAGCATCATACCCAGAATCGGTGATTGTAAAACTTCTGAGTTTCTTCCAATCATTTTGGATTTTTTCATATTGCTTGTCACCAATTTTGTGATAAAGATTGATGAAACGATTTGCATTGCGACTTTCAAGAACACGAATACCAATAAAGTTTACTGAAGAAAACTTATCTTTCAAGTTACGAATAAGAATATCGGTAAACTCGTGATATCCATAGTTCATTTTATAAGTGGTTCCAAGTTTACGATCTCTCAGAAAAGTTTTGCCAGGATTAATACCACGAACACCCAAATAAGGCTCAGATTCCCAAGTGCGTTTCACTTCAACGTGATAAGGAAGGTGATTTGCCTCACCATCAGTCAGTACAATACATTGAACTTTTTGTAGTTTGTTTTCTTTTTGAAATTTGGGAAGAATTTGATGAAGACATACTAACGCTTCATTCAAAGGAGTTCCAGAAAGACATAAACGAGTAGGATAAGTATAAGGAGTGCGATAAGTATCAGCAAAACAAACAGCAAGACGCCAGACGTTTTGCATTTGGCGTTCAAGTTCTTTACCAGAAACTTTACTGGTAAGAAGATTCATCAGAGAGAAGGATTCCTCAACACACAAAACATTTTCTTTCTTTTCATAATGAGAGGTACGATCTGCAGAAATAAATCGTCCTTTATCATAATCATAATCACCACGGCGCCACTCATTCGTAAAAGCATAAACCTCAAAAGGAATGTTAACTTTTTTACAAAACCAAACAAGATTGAAAAGTTGTTTGCAAGTATCTACAAGGACGTTTTGCATAGAACCGCTCCAATCAAGAATAAAAACAAGTCCATGGTTCTTACCATCAGGAACCACAGTAACTTTCTTGAACAAATCTTCATTGAACTTATAAGAATGAAGACGAGCAGTATCAAGAACACCAGTGCGAGCAGTTGATGCACGAGCATATTGATCTGCGGCCTTACGACACTCAAACTCTTTTACCAGATAATTGACTTCTTTTTGAGTAGATAGTTTGAATTTTTTGAATTCAATATCTGCATTCTCAAATAAACTATCAATAGGAAGATGTTTATAATTATTTTTTAGATTTTCCTCATATGATTGCTGTTGTTGATTAAAAGCAGAATCAATATATTCATGAACTTCAGTATTTTTACCGATGACAGTATTGAGATTAACTTGAGGAACTTCTACATAAACATTCTCATATCCATCTTGATTTATCAAGTCACGAATTTTATCTTCCAAGGAATCTGCAGTGCGAACTTCGGGTTCTTTCTCAGAATTGTCCGAGGTTGAATCTCCTTCAGCAGTACCACCTTGAGAATCAGTTTCATTGGGTTGTTCCTGAGACTTATCACTCTCACCTTCTTCCTCTGAAGGAGAGTCATTACTCTCTACAATTTCGTTGGCAGGAGACTGAGAATCACCTTGTTGCTCATGAGAATCAAAGTCAGTAACTTTTTGTTGCTGTTCTTTTTCTTTTTTGCAATACTTATACAATTCCTCTGCAGCAATCAAAACATCTGCAAACGATTCAGATGCACCAATCAGATTGACAATTTCCTGTTCTTCTTGGCTAAAGTCCAAAGTGACAAAGTTACCAACTTTGAAGTACAGGTTAGCACGATCAGCAAGATTAAAACTGGAGATATCTTCATCTTCAATTTGAAAGAAGTCTTCTTCGTTCAGTTCCTTATAGCCACCATAAAAAGTCTTAGCAAGTCCAGCATACCGACGCTTCATCAATTTCTCAATACGAGCATCTTCAACCACATTCACGAACTGCGGAGGAATCTTATGTTCCTTTAACCAATCCTCATCTGGAGTATAGAGAGCATGACCAACCTCATGACCAACCAACAAATCATAAACAGTGTCAGTTGCCTTCTCCCACAGAGGCAGAGTCAGAACACGAGTATGAACGTTGAAGCAGGCAGTAGCAACTTGTTTGTGCTCCACCACCAAGTCTTCAGTAGCAAGCAGTTTCGCAAGTTGAGATTTGATTTCGTGGCGAACAGGCATTGGTTTCGTTTCGTATGAACCCATCATAAAACGAAAGGTCGCCTTTTGGACGACCCATGTGACGCTTTTTAAACTGGGCGAGTCGTGCTTTGGCTTGCCTCAGTGCTTGCGGTTTAAGTTTTCGTTTCTGTTCCTTCTTAGAGTGGTGTTGCCAGTTTGGAGTATTCATTGTTCTTTGGTGTATCAGGACACCATACGTGAAAAACCTTTGACTTTCTCAAATCTTATGACACTTTCAAATCTGTCCTCTAGTCCTGTCTTATGAGAAATAACAAAAATATTGGCATCCCTAATCACATAACGAATAATCTTAAGGAACTCTTCTGTCCCAAATCCATCAAGTGAACTATCAAACACTTCATCCATAATCAGAAGATTTGTATTGACTGAATTTTTCATTCTTGCAACTTCTCTCCAAGTGAAAAGAAGTGCTAAGTCGATTCTCATTTTTTCTCCTTCACTAAAGGAAGCATAAGAGAAATCTTCGTGAATAGGTGACTGGACGGTTTCGTTAAACTCCTCATCAAGTGTGAAGTTAATATAGAAATCCATCATCTGAAGATAACGGTTAACTTGCTGATTTATCAGCGGTAGATACTTCTTAATGATTTTGGATTTAACTCCACCGTCTTTAAGCAAACTATACGTAAAATCGTAATAGTTAATTGAGTCTTTTTTAGAAGCGAGTTCGTCGTATGTAGTTTTTAAGTTGTCTTTGAAGGATTCTAACTTCTCATGTTCAGAATTTCGGTTTGCAATGTTCTCGGTAAGAGTTTGAATTTCAGATTCAAGATTTCGGATTTGTTTTTGTAATCCGCTAATCTTAATATTGTTTTGAGAAATGCCATTCGTTAGTTTTGAAATCTCCTTCGACAGAGTATTGAATTGACGCTCTCGCTCCTCTTCCTCTTTAATTGCCTCCTCTAGTTCTTTATAACCAGATTGCAACTCCTTTGCTTTATCTTGAGCGTCCTTAATCCTATTTATTCTGAAGGTCTCTTCAATAGACTGTGTACAAGTAGGGCATACCGTATTTTCAGTAAAGAACTTATATTCTTTAGTAATAGTAGATACTTTTTGCGAAACCTTACCTTTTAGATTACCCAACTTACGAAGTTTATCAGTTGCTCCTAGATACTCATTTAGTTGTTTTTCTAATAATTGACATTTATTAGAAATCTCAATATTTTCATCCATATGATTACCAATTTCCTGATCTAGATTGGTAATCTTTTCTTTATTGGCATTAATATTGGCATTTCCACGATTCTCCAACTCTTCAATAAAGTTCTTCTGCATATCAACTTTATCTTTCAAGTTATCTTTTTTCAATTCCAAAGTCTTAATTTCTTCCTTTGCTTGGCGAATCTTTTCTTTGATCACAGTGTTCATAGAAGAAAAGATTTTAATATCAAGCAAGTCTTCAATTACTTCGCGGCGATGAGCAGCGGGAAGTTGCATAAAGGGAACAAAAGTGCTCGAACCCAAAATTACAATTTGAGTGAAAGACTTATAGTTCATCTTAAGAACGTTTTGCTCCAACCACTTTTGTTGATCCAAGGCTGCTGCAGATTGATCTAAAGCAGCACCATTTCTCCAGATTTCAAATACCGCTGGTTTGATTCCACGAATTACTTTCCATTCCGTAGAACCGATAGAAAACTCAACTTCAACTCTACACTCCCTATCATTTGTAGAGTTAATCAGTTGGGGTTTATTAATCTTACGAAACGGTTTTCCAAATAAAGAAAAAGTAAGAGCATCCAGCACAGTGCTCTTACCGGCACCATTAGTACCAATGATCAAGTTAGTTTTATTTTGTGTAAAATCAACTTCCGTATAATGATTGCCAGTAGAAAGAAAATTTTTCCAACGAATAGTTTTAAATAAAATCATGATCAGAGTCAGGGGGAATTACAATGTCATCGGGAGTAATAAGGGCATATTGATATCCATGAAGTTCACAGGTTTTAAGCATAACATCATCCTCAATTTCAATAACGTGCATTTCAGGATATCCATTTTCTTCTAACATCATAGCATATCTTACTGCATCGTCTTCCTCTTGAAAAAGATACAATATTTGTTCTCCTTCATCATCTGTTACAGAGTATGCCCCTTCCTTTTCTTTACCACTAATTGTGATGATAAACATTAAACTAGTTCACACGCTTCCTGATAAATTTCTTGAATCATTTTTTGAATCATAGACTTATCAAGACTTACTTCAGCCTCCTCAATATATCTATTCAAAATAGATAAAGTGTCTTCAGATTCAAATGCTTCAAATTCTTCAGATTCTTGAATAACAAAGTTTTCAACAACCTTAAGTTCTGCGATATTAGCACCATACAACTTATCGATAAACTTTTCAAATTTTTTGGTATCAGATTTTTTACGAACAATTACTCTTACAATTTTATTTTCATATTCCCTAGTATCAAACGTTTGATAGTTTGTATCTTCATAATAAATATTGTAAAACAATCGGTGAGGATTGTTCACTGAAGTATGAGTAATTGTGTTCGTATCAAAAATATGAAATCCACGGGTATCATTCACATCATTCCAGAACATCTCATATGGATTCCCTAGATAAAAGACTGTTCCATTATCAGATCGAGTATGATAATGCCCAGAGTAGACCCTGGTAAACTTACCAAATAGTTTACTCTCTAAACCGTGCTCCATAACAATTTGTTTATTCACACGAAATCCTTGAAGTTCAAGGTGCCCCATTGCACATTTGCAAGACGTTTTTTGAATTAGTTTAAGAGTTTCTTCTTCATTTTCTTGATTAATCCAAGGTATGAAAAGAATTGGAAGTTTTCCCAACACTACTTCAGTTGGTTTAGAATAAACTGTTACGTTATCATATTCACGAAGCAATAAATCCACAGCATTTACTTCGTTTGTATTTTTATAGTAAGCAGTATGGTTACCAACAATAGTATGAACTTTAACTCCCATTTCTTGGAGTCGGTCATAGTAATTATTCTTCGCCCAAGAAAGAGCAGAAAAATCAATACCTTTACGGCTATCAAAAGTATCACCCATATCAACAACTGTAGTGATACCTTCCTTTTCTAGGGTTGGGAAGAAGATGTCATTGTAGAACCTCAGGAAATAATCGTGAAAGAGTTTAGAGTTCTTTCGTGCCCCAAAGTGTTGGTCAGTGATGATAGCGACTTTCATTCAATAGCGAAGTTTAGAATGTACAGCGTCCTTGATGCTATTATAGTCTGAATAATTGCTGCCGTCAACACTTCCATCTTCAAAAACTTCAGAGAACCCAGAACGCTCAAGAATTTTGTTTTTGATTTCCAACTGGCGTTTTTCTTTACCAATCCTACGAACAAAAGCGTAATGAATAATCTGGGTAAAGTAGGCAAATGGATTTTGCGACTTCTCTGGATTGAAGTTATGAATGTATTGAACACAGTTTTCAATGCCATCAGAAATCATATCTTCCTTGAACATATAGTTCACGAAGTTTGGTTTGAAAGAAAGGTGATTAGCAATCTTCAAAAAACACTCACCAATGTAGCGTGGGATAGGTGGCTTTGTATCCCAAGACTTTCCTCTGTCTTCTTTCGTTGGTTCTCTGCCATACTTTTGAATGAAGGTGATTTCGACATCTTCACGATATTTAATCAGTGCTGCAAGAAACTCTTTGTTATTGACGTAATGCTCTGACCTCTTTCTTTTGGTCATAACTGCTGTGGTTATCATTAGTTTTTATCATTATTATGTAGAGATTATAACACTTTCAGAAATAGTTGACAAGGTATCCAAAACCCTGTACAATAACCTTTGTGGAGGTTAAAAAGATTGGCTTTAGCTATTTTTAAAGAGTTTCTCTAGTATCTCCTTAGCATCATTAACATTCGAAATATATCCCATTCTGCGATTAATCTTTGATTGATTGCTTCTTGTTTTATCAGACTGTCGGATATAGTTCTGGTACATCATAATCATTTCTAAATCTGAAGATTCGGAAAGAGTTAATACATCTTCAAGATTAATAATGAACATATCTTCTGTTGTTGTTTTTAACCAAGGTTCAATTTTATATCCCAAAATACCCGATCTACCTTTAATTTCAGAAACGATAATAGGACTAGAAACAATTAACATTGTTCTATCTTCTTCTTCTGAAGCTGCTACCTTTGCGAAGATTTCCTCTCCGGTTTTTAATTTAACTGTCGCATAAAAGTCTTCTTCAATCATTCTTCTTAAGTTGTATAGTGATTATCTCATAATTGAAATTCTCTTCATTATAGATTTTAATTCTTTCAATGAGATGATTTAAAGTATAATTTTTTCTTGAGTTATAAGTACAGTCATCAGCAATATCATAAAGTGTTGCTTTTACTTTGTCTTTTCCTTTTCTAAGAACTCGTCCAATACTTTGAAGATTACGGATTCTTGATTTACTTGGAGAGGCAAAGATAACATTATGGAGGTTTTTAATGTTGATACCAGTAGAAAAAGTTCCATAAGAAGCAACAATAACTGCGTTGTTTTCCCTCTCAGTTATTTCTCTTACCAACTCCCTTTCTTCTGCATCTACACCGCCATGAACAAAGAATACTTTACGTTCATCTCGCTTCGAACTATTTATCTTTTCGTAGAGTATTGCTCCGTGTGCTTCTACTCTTGAAAATAGAACAAGAGTATTGCCTTTTAAATCTAGAGTAAGGTTTTTAATAAAGTTATTCCGTTGCTCGTGAGAGATTAGATATTGTATCTCATCCTCATATGTTTCAAACTTCTGTGGAGAATGTTTAAGAACAATACATTGGATATCAAGTTGAGATAAGTGTCCCTGTCTCATTAACTCATCAGTTCTGGTAACTTTATAAGATGGTCCAAATAATCCTTCTAAAACCCATTTATGAGTTTGTGTTCCATCTAGAGTTCCAGTAAAACCAAAACGATATTTTGCGTGATGAAGTTTAGTCATAATCTCTATAAGAGATTTAGACTTGAATAAATGTGCTTCATCACCTATAATTACACCATAGTCTTCAAAGAATGAACGTTCTAGTTTATATACAGATTGCCAGGTTGTAATTGTGACTGGAAATTCATTAGTTTTTTCTCTACCAGAATAAATGCGGTGACAGTATGACTCAGCATCCCAACCATAATCCTGGAAGTCCTTATACATCTGCTCTACCAAGGATGTCGTGGGAACAACTAAAAGTATTTTTTCGTTCTTATCAACATAGTATCTCACTAACGAATAAATCATCAGAGATTTGCCTGATGCAGTGGGACTTATCAGTAGCTTTCGATTATGTCTTAGAGCATCGTATACTCCCTCTATTTGATACTGACGTGGTGAGTGAGAACAAATAGATTTCATATAATCTTTCACACCTTCAAATGAAATCGTTTCATTAACTTCGAAGGGTTGTCCGTAAAATTTATTGTCTTCAAACTTATAAGAATATCCGTATTGTTCGCAGAAATTTACAATCTTATCTAACAGACCAACATAGATCTGTTTAGATCTCATATCAAATAAATGAATTTCTCCATTCCAATTTCTACCACGATATTGTGGCATAAATTTTGCATTAGGAACTTCAAACTTAAAATGATCTCTTAACTCATATTCAATATGGGGTTCTGTATTGATTTTTAAAAATACTTCGTTTGATTTGGAAATTATAAGGTCTGTTGTATTCACGATGATCCATTCATCTGTGAATATTTATTTACCCTAGTCCAGAGTTGAATCTCATAAATTCTATAGAATTTTTAATTTGATATGTTCTATTTTGTATCATTTTTAAGATGCTTTCAATATAAACAAGCATTGTATCGTAATAGTCTATCTTTAAACAAACTGTAGAAAGTTTCTCATCTGCATCAAGATATTTTTGCATTGTATCTTTATCACGAATCTTTTTAGGAAACGGATTATCCACATAAACTTCTGGATCTGATTTTCCAGAATAGTACTCATATCTTTCGTGGCGAATATTTCTTTTCTGTTGTTCTGCTTTCTTTCTTAAAAGAAAGATAGTATTATAAAGTTCAAAATACTTTGCGTGAAGAACTGGGATATTTAAAGATTCTGTGTGTAAATTATCTGGATCTATTTTTGAATCTTTCTCCCACATTTCTTGAATTTTATCAAGATCAATGGTCATAGAGGATTTCCACCTAGGTCAGTTATATTGTAAATAGTATACTTGAAACTGACATCTGCTGTAAAGTATTGGATGTCTGTTTGAGTTGCATCAAAAGTAAGTGTTGCTAATGAATATGGAAACAAGTCTTTGAAGGAGACTTGGAAGTTTGGAATCTGACTGCTTGTTAAAACTTGTAAAGTGGCGTCAGAATAAATGTTTAACCCTTTCTGTATGTAGTTTGCTCCACCATATGCCTCCGCATTGTTTAATTCTGCAAACTGATCCAACTTTTCTGGATATCCAAGACCACGAATCCAGTTTTGAATTGTGTTATAGTTTTCTAAACTTTCATCAACAAGAAACCTTAAGTTTAAATCGCCAAAAATAATTTTATCTCCAGGAATATCAATGTCTTTTAGATATGATGGTTGATTTGCAACTCCCAAAGTCATTTCTGGTATGTTTGCTTCGTTACAGAAGAATGATACCTTTGGAAATCTAGTTAATGTAAATTTAAATCCTGTAGGTGATAGAAAATTTCTATTTTCTATCTGTGATGCCTTTGCCATCTTTTTTTAAGTATTTAGATAAAAAAAGAGGGTCCGAAGACCCTCTCATTAAACCTTGTGAAATTAAATCACATTAAGTTCTTAACAGCAACTCTACGATAGTAGCGGTTGGTGTTAACATTAAGTCTTCCAAGACCCTGGGTAGTACCCTCAGCGAATGGGTTTGCAACCATTCCATAACGGGTCTTAAAGCCAATCTTTGGTTGGAAGCTGTTCTCACCAACGGCACGTACCATTTGGAGAGGAACATATGGGCAGTAGAAAAGACCAGCGTCATAAGGTGAAGAACCCTTATAACCAACAACATAGTATTGGTTACCACCGGTAGGTGCTGCGTTACCTGCAGTCAGGTTGGACGCATATGGGTCGATATAAACGCGGAATTTGCCC